ACTTAATGAGTATATCAACGCTACTCACAAAAAAGCTATGAAAGAACCTATACAAAAAAACTTAGACGATGAGCTAAGAGAAAAAGGACTAATATAATGGGATGGTGGAAAAAACTACTAAAAGATGCAGGTATTAAATCTAAGATAGACGAATCTGTGCAAGAAAAAACAGCAGAAGAAGAACGCAGAGCTGTACTACAACGAGAAAAAGAAGAAGCAACTGCAAAAGGTGAACCTTGGGTAGGCGTGCTAGATACTCAGGTTAATCCAGATAATATTAAAAACGGATTCTTTGAATTAGACTGGAACAATGAATTTATCGAACAATTACTCGATGCAGGATACTCGGGCGAATCAAACGAAGAAATTGTAAATGGATGGTTCCGTACTATTGCTATGCAGATTTTGGACGAAGAAGGACTTGACAACGACAGGGAAATGGGTTATATTAATGTTAAGCCTATTGACAAAGATAAATCCGAGGTAAGTTAATGACATATATATTAGTAGATACTGCAAACACATTTTTCCGTGCTAGACATGTAATCAGAGGCGATTCTGATACAAAGCTAGGTATGGCGTTCCATATTACTTTAAACAGTATTAAAAAAGCATGGCAAGACTTTGAAGGCAGTCATGTTGTGTTTTGTTTAGAAGGACGCAGTTGGCGCAAGGACTACTATGAACCTTATAAACGCAACAGAAAAGATGCTAGAGATGCACTAACTGAAAGAGAACAAGAAGAAGATAAATTATTCTGGGAAGCGTTTGATCATTTTAAAGAGTTTGTTACAGATAAGACTAACTGTACTGTTATGCAACATCCGCAATTAGAAGCAGATGATCTTATTGCAGGTTGGGTACAATCACATCCTAATGACAATCATGTTATTATTAGTACAGACGGCGACTTTGCACAATTAATTGCACCTAATGTACGTCAGTATAACGGTGTTACTAATACAGTAATTACACACAAAGGGTATTTTACTGACAAGGGCAAAGAAGTAATTGATAAGAAAACAGGCGAGGCTAAGCCTGCACCTAATCCAGAGTTTATGTTGTTTGAGAAATGTATGCGTGGTGACACAAGTGACAATGTATTCAGTGCTTATCCTGGTGTTCGTAAAAAAGGCACAAAGAATAAAGTTGGATTGTTAGAAGCATTTGAAGATAAAAATACAAAAGGCTATAACTGGAACAATATGATGCTACAGCGTTGGGTTGATCACGAAGGTGTAGAACATCGTGTACTTGACGATTATAATCGTAATGTCACACTTTGTGACTTAACAGCACAACCAGATGATATTAGAGAGATCATCAATAATGTTATTGAAGAAAATATGGTTCCTAAGCAAGTTACCCAAGTTGGGTTAAGACTTATGAAGTTTTGTGCTACATGGGATTTGCAAAGGGTAAGTGAAAATGCTCAGTTATATGCTGAGCCATTACAAGCGAGGTACACAGTATGACATTAAAAGCAAAAGAAATAGTAGACGGAAAGTTCTGGATACTAGAAAGCAATGGTGCAAAGGTTGCAACACTTAGTTGGTCAGATGACCGCTATATGATAAGTGATGCAAAAGGTACAAGATTTTTAAACAAGAAACAATTAGAAAAAGACATTGGCAAAGTAAGTTGGGATAAGTTAGAAATTACAGAAGTATCTATAAACGAAGTACATGGCTTTCCAACTAGTTGTGCACCGTTTAATCCATTGTATGATGTAACTAAAAAACTGCCATTGTTTACAAAAAGTAATAAGAGTAAAAGTTTATATTGTGCAGGATATTATATTATTCGTTTCGACAAAGGCTGGGTTAAAAGTTTTTGTCCTAAAACAATTACTATTGAACGGTATCCTTTTAAAGGTCCTTTTAAAACTGTACTTGAAATGCGTACTGAGTTGAGTAAAGCCAATGCAAAATGATATTTTAAATACAGTTCCTATTCAGCAATTTATTAAGCAAGTAAAAAGTGCCGAAGCAAGTAGAGCTAAAGAGGTTAAACTAGACATGAATAATGCTAAAAATCTTGCATTTACATTAGGTATTGTAATGTCTAGATTAAGCGAAGATTTAGAAACTTTACTTAAAAAAGAACAAAGTGGCGATAACGAAACCATTGAAGTACAACTAGACGGTGGAAATAAGTGGTAAATTCGGATAAATATATGCGTAGTTTATTAAAGGAAAACGCATATGAGCAGACCAAAGCCAACGGTAATTTTAGAATATATAGATAAGAAAACCTATAAAAGCGAACAAATTCTAGACGCTGAGGCAATCTGGGCTGTATTCTATAATAAAAAACCATTCAATTTAAAATCAGCAAACAGTCTTACAAACTATCCTGGGCCAAAATACAAAAAGGTTTCGTTTAGTAATCCAGGGCATGCCATTAACTTAGCAAAAAAATTAAACGAGTTATTTAATTGCAGCGACTTTACTGTTGTAAAACTAACTAACGGCGAACAAGTGTCATTGGATGACTGATGAATTGGAAAGAAAACTATACTAAGATCTTTTTAAAAAATGCAAACAAAAGCATTGACGAAGCTACTGTAAAGCAACATATGCCACTGTGGTGGCAAAATACTCGATCAAAGGATACAGGCGGACTACGTCTTACAGAAGCAGGATATGATTTTATAAGACAAGAACTAGAACTGCAAACTTATCAAGTTCCATATCCAGCAGATTTTGAATTTACAACTAATGTGATTATTTGGATGGACCAGTTTATCGATTGTCCGTACTACTTTGACCGTAAAGGAATCATAGTAACAAATGAAAAAAAGGCTATGGAATTGCATCTTTTTAGCGGAGATGTACGCAAATACGGACTTATTAAGGCTATGAAACGACAAGAAAACGAATAAGATTTTGGCAAAAAACCACTTGACCTTTTAGTAATACGGTGCTATTATATATACATAATAAGGCACTGAGGTACAAAAGGAGTACAAAATGGAAAATGTAGCAGTTCGCACTCTTAGCCCTAACAAGGCAAAAAACAGCATTAAACATGCTATTAAAAAACAACGCCCAATCTTTATTTGGGGTCCTCCGGGTATTGGTAAATCTGACATTGTACACCAAATTGGTGAATACATGGATGCACATGTAATTGATGTTCGTTTATCACTCTGGGAACCAACAGACATTAAAGGCATTCCGTATTATGCTGCTAATGACAATACAATGAAATGGGCACCGCCTGTAGAACTTCCTTCTGCAGAATTTGCTAAAAAACACAAAGCAATTATTCTATTCTTAGATGAAATGAATTCTGCGGCACCAGCAGTACAGGCAGCCGCTTATCAACTTATTCTTAACCGTAAAGTTGGCACATATGCATTGCCAGACAATGTTTATATTGTTGCCGCAGGTAACCGTGAAGCTGACAAAGGTGTTACATATCGTATGCCAGCGCCGTTGGCTAACCGCTTTGTACACTTGGAACTTGCAGTCGATTTTGATGACTGGTTCCAGTGGGCAGTAGACAACAAGGTCCATAACGATGTTGTTGGTTACTTAACTTTTGCCAAAAAAGATCTTTACGATTTTGATCCTAAATCTCCAAGTCGTTCTTTTGCTACGCCCCGTTCGTGGTCGTTTGTATCAGAACTACTCGAAGATGAACTTGATGAAGAAACAACAACTGACCTTGTGTCAGGTGCTGTAGGCGAAGGCCTTGCAATTAAGTTTGTCGCACACCGAAAGGTTGCGGCTCAAATGCCTAACCCAACTGACATCTTGTCAGGGAAGGTTAAAGAGCTAAAGACCAAAGAAATCAGTGCCATGTATTCCTTAACGGTCTCGCTCTGCTATGAACTCAAAGAAGCGTCCGATAAAGGCGATAAGAAGTTTGACGATAAAGTTAACAGTTTCTTACGCTTTATGATGGATAACTTTGAAACTGAATTGGTTGTAATGGGTATAAAATTAGCCCTCACTCAATATGCCCTGCCAATTGATCCAGACGAAGTTGAATGTTTTGATGAGTTTCATGATCGTTTTGGTAAGTATATTACCAAAGCACAAGAGGCATAGTAATAAGGAGTTTGGACGGTCTCCTCAAAAAAACCGTCCTTTTTACTTGACAAAGTAATGTTTATTAAGTATAATATAAGCACAACTAAGGAGAACATGGCATGACAGTAGAAACAAAAGGATTTACACCAGATCCGGATATTACACCCGAAGCACTTGCAGAAATGCGCAAAGAAGTTTTAGATAAAGTAATTGTAGCTCGTGTGGGTTTGCTACTTCGACATCCGTTCTTTGGTAATATGGCTACACGACTAAAGATAGAAGCGTGTGATGATTGGTGCCCTACAGCAGCTACAGATGGCCGTCACTTATATTTTAACACACAATTTTTTAATGCACTTGGTAATAAAGAGATTGAATTTGTTATTGCACATGAAATTTTGCATTGTGTTTTTGATCACTTAACTCGTCGCGAAGATCGCGACCCAATGCTATATAACATTGCTTGCGACTATCTTGTAAACAACCTGTTAGTGCGTGATCGCATTGGTGAAAAACCTAAACCTATTGAATGTTTCCAAGACTTTAAATACGACGGTTGGAGTTCAGAAGAAGTTTATGATGAACTATTTAAACAAGCAGAACAAAACGGTAAAGACTTTTTAGAACAACTCGGTGAACTACTTGACGAGCACCTTGACTGGGAAGGTGAAGGTAAAGATGGAAAAGAAGGCAAAGGCAAAAAGAAAGGCCCTCCAAAGTATTCTAAAGAAGAGATGAAAAAAATTAAAGAAGAAATTAAAGAAAGCATGATGAGTGCTGCACAAGCAGCAGGTGCAGGTAATATTCCTGGCGAAATTAATCGTATGATTAAAGACTTAACTGAGCCTAAGATGAATTGGCGTGAAATACTTCGTCAGCAGATTCAAAGCACAATCCGTAACGACTATACATTTACTCGTCCTTCACGCAAGGCTTGGCATACTGGTGCTATACTGCCTGGTATGAACTTCGACGAAACTATTGATATCTGTGTTGCACTAGATATGAGCGGGTCAATTGGTGATGATCAAGCACAAGATTTCTTAAGTGAAGTAAAAGGTATCATGGACGAATACAAAGACTACAAAATTAAAATATGGTGCTTTGATACTGACGTATACAACGAGGATGATTTTAGTGCAGACTCTGGAGATAGTTTGCTAGATTATAATATTGTAGGTGGCGGTGGCACCGACTTTGATTGCAACTGGAAATATATGAAAAATAACGATATTGTTCCTAAAAAATTTATTATGTTTACAGATGGATATCCTTGGGGATCATGGGGTGACGAAGACTATTGCGATACTGTTTTTATCATTCATTCTAATAGAGAAAAAGACCTACAAGCACCATTTGGAACAACTGCACATTATGACAAAAACGCTGCTTAAAAATAAAGAACCGAACAGACTTGAAGTATTTAATTGTAGAATAGCAGGTTCTGCTCCGGTACATTTTGAATATATAAAAATTCCATTAAAATATAATCTTGAAGAATCTATTTCTAAATGGATTAAAGAACATCTTAAAGGCCGGTATTATGTAGGTAAATCTCTTAATATAAACAAGGAAAATACTATAGAAAATGTCTTAAAAATAGGTTTTGAAGAACCAAAAGAACTTTCATATTTCACTTTAGCATGTCCACTTTTAAAGTACAAGTAAATAATTGTCAATAATTAATAGTATAAGGAGTTAATTAACTATGACTGAAGAAACCAAAACTGCTGAAGCAACTGCGCAAACTGCTGAAGCAAACGGATCTAGTGTAGAACTAACTGTACAAGATCTAGGAAATATCAAACAAATTATCGATGTAGCAAGTCAGCGTGGGGCCTTTAAGCCTAACGAAATGACTGTTGTCGGAAATACTTACACCAAGTTAGAAGCATTTCTAGGCGCTGTAGCTGCACAACAACAGGCTCAAACGGCAGCCGAAGGAGAAAAATAATGGCTTATAAACATGTAGGTCGTGTTAAGACCAACAGACGTAAAGTAGTTGTTGCATACAGAACTGTTCCTGGTGAGCCAGAGAATTGTTTAGTAGTGCAAACAGAAAACTTAATGGCAGAAGAACACGATTCTTTAATGAAACTTATCGAAAGCGATGCTGGTCAAAACGAAGACGAGTTTGCAACTGCTATGGCAAGAACAATTTTACCAGATGGTAGAAACATGCTTGCTGGTTTTCATAAAACAGGAAAAATACAAAAGGTAGCAACTAATCTTATTGAAATGACTCCTGATCGCAATAACACTATTGCACTAGACGAACTTAATAAATTAATTGCAGACCAAAAAGGTATTTCAATTGAGGATCTTGCAATGCAAGGATCTCAAGCTACTGCGCCTAAAAGCCCAGATGCTTCTGTTGAAACTATTGCCGAAGTTGATGATGTCCAAACAGCACCAGCAACTGACGGTGTACTTAATGACGAGGCATTAGCTGCGCAATATCGTTCGCAAGCAGATGCTATGTTTAAAGAAGCTAAAAGACTAAGAGAACAAGCTGAAGAGTTAGTTCCTACTAAGAAAAAAAAGTCTGTAGCTGAAAGTGCCTAAAAATAAAAAGTTGCCACAAGATGTAGTTGATCATTGGCCCGAAGTATTCAAAGATGTAGACATTCAAGTAGTTCCTGTAAAGTACTTACACAGTGTTCGTGTATTTTTTACTGACGGTAAGGTTTGGGATATAGATGTTGCCAAAACCCGTCAAAAGAAAGATTCAGAAGGCATTGAAAAAGCACTTGAGGAACTATTTAATTCCTACGAAGATAGCATCGAAAATGTAGATTTTAGACTGGATACTGCTAAAATTAAAGCAGATATACAAGGTAGAACTAGACATTTTATGAAAAGACGAAAGTAAGTTTACAAAGGAATTTGTATAAATACATATAGATATTCCAGGAGTTAATAAATATGGCCCTAAAACTAAGAAGAGGTACAGACGCTGAAAGACTTTCGGTTACACCCGAAATTGGCGAGCTAGTCTATACAACAGACACAAAAAGAATTTTTGTTGGCGATGGCGCAACAGCAGGAGGTAATGTTGTTTCGGGCATCAACGACATTGTTGATGATACATCACCACAACTAGGTGGGAACTTAGATCTAAACGGTAATGATATTACCGGAACTGGTAATATTAACATAACAGGTACTGTTACAGCTACTGGAAATATCAATTTAGGTGATGGTGCAGGTGGAGATATTATTAGTGTTGGCGGAGCAGTCAATGGTAATTTAACGCCAGATCAGCATCTTGTACACGACATTGGATCTACTGCATTTTCATGGCGTAACGGTTATTTTAGCAGTTTAGATGTTTCAGGACATATCGAAGCTGACAGTATTAAAACAGATATTATTGCAACAGATAGTACTGTTGCTTATAACGCAGATACTAATACATTTACAGGAAACTTTAACGGTACACTAAGCGGAACATTTGATGGCGACATTAATGGTTCTATTTTTGCTGATGATTCCACACTTGTTGTAGATGCTATAAACAAAAACATTATAGCAAATAATGTAGACCTATCAACAATTACCGCAACCAATACCGAAATTGATTTTGTAGAACCAAATTCAAGAGCAATACTGAGAATTACAAGACAGCAAGCAGGCGACCTAAGATTAAGTGCAGGATTTAATCAATCATATGGACAAATTAAATTTTCTAGAAACGACGACAACGGCATAGCAACTGGAGTTTCAATCAGTGGCGGCGGAAATGGTTTTTATATTGATCCAGAAGGTGACGGAACATATCCAGAGTCATCTGGCTTTACTCTACTTAACGATGGTGATGTAGGACTTGGAACATACACGCCTACTGCTAAACTAGATGTCCGTGGTGATGCTATTATCACTGGTACAGTTAGTTCAAGTTTTGTTGGTAGTCTTGCTTCAGACAACAGCACAATGGTTGTTGATAACAACGGTACTATTGTTAATCTGGCATTTACTGGCGAAGTTGGTAACACTCCAGGCGACACAGGAACTGTAGACAGCTGGTTAGAAGTTACTGTAAACGGCGCAACCAAATATATTCCACTATACGATTAATCTAGTATAAGTATAACATATTAAAGGATTTAGTATGAAGTACTTTAGTGAAATTACAACTTTACCTACCTATCCTGATTTGATGCGAGAGCTAGATCAAATGCTTTCTGATGGTCGAGTTTCATTTAACGAACACAATCAAATATGCATAAACTGTATTCCGGGACATGATGATATCCATTATG